CACCACCCCAGTCAGCCTCTGGCTCGCTGAGTGTGAGAGACTATTCCGCTTAGTGCTTCAGGAGTCGAACTTCTACAACTCCATCGCGCAGTTCTACTACGACCTCGTGATCTTCGGCACAGCCGTGACGATCATCTATGAGGACTTTGAGAACGTCATCAACTGCTACAACCCCTGCGCAGGCGAGTACTACGTCGACATCGATGGCAAGTACCGGCCGACGGTTCTCTATCGTGAGTTCACCATGACTGTTGCGGCTGTGGTCGACGAGTTCGGCTACGAGAACTGCTCAGCGGTTGTGAAGCAACTCTACGACAAGCTCGGCTCCGCTGGCTCTCCCGGCACCAACCTCACTCGCGAGATCATCGTCGCCCACGCGATCGAACCCAACAACGATGGGCGAGACTTCGGCATCGACGCTTCCTTCGCCTTCCGGGAATGCTTCTGGGAATGGGGTGGTTCGACTAGTCCCCAAGCAGGCGCGCCGTTGGCTCCTGCCTTGTTGCGCAAACGCGGCTTCCACGAACAACCCCACATGACCGTCCGCTGGGACATTGTCTCTAACGATCCCTACGGGCGCAGCCCAGCAATGGACGGCCTACCGGATCAGAAGCAACTCCAACTCGAAACCCGGCGCAAGGCCCAAGCGATCGACAAGATGGTCAACCCTCCCTTGGTTGCCGACGTTCAGCTGAAGAACCAACCAGTCTCCCTCCTTCCCGGCGGCATGTCCTTCGTAACCGGCTACACCTCCTCAGGCAAGCCCGGCATCTCATCAATCTACGATACCAAGTTCCCCATCAACGAGATCACAGCCGATCTCGAGGAGGTCCGTGGGCGCCTACGCAAGGTCTTCTTCAACGACCTGTTCCAGACTGCTTCGCAATTCGAAACCCGTTCCAACATCACTGCGGTTGAATGGTCCATGCGCAAGGCAGAGTCCATGGTCATGCTTGGGCCGGTGCTCGAACGCATCGACAACGAGGGCCTAAAGGTCGCAGTCGAACGCATCTTCGGCATCATGTCCCGCGCTGGCATCTTCCCCGATCCGCCAGAAGAGATTGCTGGCAAGAACATGGAGATCGAGTTCGTCTCAATGCTGGCGCAGGCCCAAGACGCAGCGCAGGCTGCAAGCATCGAACGTGTTCTAGGCCTTGCAGGCAACCTCGTCGGGGTCAAGCCCGAGATCATGGACAACCTCGATACAGATTTCGCGCTTGACAAGTACTCTTCTCTGTTGTCAAATGATCCTAGAATGATTAGGAGTCTCGAGGCCGTGGCAGCGATTCGGGAAGAACGAGCGCAGGCAGAGCAGCAGGCACAGATGGCGCAGCAGGCTGATGCTGCTCAGAAGTACGCGGCCTCCGCTAAGAACCTCGCAGCAACCCCCGTCTCAGGCGGAGGCAGTGCCCTTGACGCACTGACCGGAGGTTGATATGAAAATATCCAAACTATCAAACCATTATGGATGGCTTATTTCAATTGGCAATATCCGATTCAATATCAAGTTGTGTCATCGATATGGTCATTGGAAGCCGAAACCAACTATAGGTAAAACATCTATTCTAGTACACAGACCGTGGCGCTAATGGCCAATGCAGCAGATCGTAAATCCATTCGTGCCCAAGAGAAGCTCGCAGAGCGTGAAGCCCGTGAGCGTGGGGAAGTTGTTGCGAAGCTGGCTGCGACTCCGCAGGGCCGCGCATATCTGTGGTCAAAGCTCGAAGCTGCCCATGTCTTCCAAACGTCCTTTTCTTCCGACCCGCTCGCGATGTCTTTTGCGGAAGGCGAGCGTAATCAAGGCCTTATCCTTCTCAACGACGTAATCACCTACTGCCCTGAGCAGTTCATTCAAATGATGGTAGAGAACAATGTCAGACGTTCAGCAAGGCAACCAGACAGCGACAACCGAATCCCAGACGCAGACAGCGAATCAACCCTTGGGGAACGAGACGACGGTGCGGGACGAGAGCGGGACGATCAAGGACCCAGCAGCGTTAGCAAAGACGGCGGATACGACAACATCGTCGACTACGGATCAGTCAAAGTCGGCTGAGGGTAAGACTGAAGAAGGCAAGGCCAAGACCGAAGCCGCCACTGGCGCCCCGGAGAAGTACGAAGCCTTCAAAGCCCCTGAGGGTATTACCCTCGACGACAAGCTGATCGAATCGGCTGCGCCGTTGTTCAAAGAACTCGGCCTGTCACAAGACCAAGCCCAGAAGCTCGTTGACTTCCACGCCGCCCAAACCAAAGCCGCAGGCGATGCAGGCATGAAGGCCTACGAAGACATGCGGGCTGATTGGCGCACCAAGACCGCTTCAGACAAAGACCTTGGCAACGGCACCGACCTTCGCCCCGATGTCAAAGCCAACATCGGTCGCGCGCTGGACCTTGTCCCAGCTGAGGCCAAGACTGCTTTTTTTGAAGCCATGGACCTTACAGGCGCAGGCGATAACCCTGCGGTGATCCGAGTCATCAACGCTCTTGCCCAACGCATTGGCGAAGGCAAGCTAGTAGCCGGTGGTGGCGTAAGCCCTGCTGGTGTGCCGGGTGGCAAAGCCCGCACTGGCGCACAAGCCCTATTCCCCCATTTACCATCCTCGAACGGCTAACCCCAGAGTGGGTCGAACAGCTAAGGCTCAGATAGCATGACGAGGTCTACGCCTACCCCTCAAACCCACTCTGGAGATTAACCAATGGCCATTGTTGGCTCAACTGCCCTGACTTACGCCGACTGGGCGAAAAGGATGGACGACGACTATCGCACTGCGATGATCATCGAACTCCTTTCCCAGACGAATGAAATCCTCGATGACATGCTGGTCGTCGAAGGCAACCTCCCAACCGGACATAAGACCACCGTCCGTACCGGCCTCCCTCAGGCCACTTGGCGCCTTCTGAACCAAGGCGTTCCGAATGCCAAGTCGACCACCGCGCAGATCGTCGACACCTGTGGCAACCTCGAAACCTACTCGGTGATCGACAAGGACATCGCTGACCTCAACGGCAACACCGCTGAGTTCCGCCTGTCTGAAGTCCGCGCCTTCCTCGAAGGTATGTCGCAGCAGGTTGCTTCGACGCTAATCTACGGCAACCAAGGTGTGAACCCGGAACGCTTCACCGGCTTTGCCCCTCGCTACTCGACCCTGTCTACGACTGCTTCCCAGACCGCCAACAACGTCCTCAACGCAGGCGGTACAGGCTCGACGAACACTTCCCTCTACATCGTCGTCTGGGGTGCTGACACTTGGCACGCGACCTTCCCCAAGGGCAAGATCACGGGCCTCCAGCATCGGGACATGGGCGAGTGGCCGGTACAGGATTCGGCAGGCAACACCTACCAAGCCTACCGCGATCACTTCAAGTGGGAGATCGGTCTTGTCTCACGCGACTGGCGCTATTGCGTCCGCGTTGCGAACATCGACATCACCCAGTTGACCGGCGTCTCCGCTGCGAACCTGATCAACCTGATCGTCCGCGGTCTCTACAAACTCCCGACTGCTCCCGCAGGCGCCACCGCTATCCAGACTTCGGACACTCCCGAAATCCGGGCTGACATGGGCCGCACGGTTATCTACTGCAACCGCGTGATCCGAACCTACCTTGACCTTCAGGCCATGAATAAGACTAACGTCTTGCTCCGTCTTGAAGAGTTCAACGGCGAGGTCGTCACCACCTTCCGCGGCATCCCAATCCGTACTTGCGATGCTATCCTCAACAATGAGACCGCGTTGGTCTAAGGGAGTCGATCAGATGATTCTTGACGCATTCCAAATGTTCGATCTGCCTTCTGCCCCGCGCAATCTCGCGCAGGTGGTTGGCACTTACGCCTCTACCAACACGCTCGACTACGGAATCACCTCTGGTATTCCGGCGTCCTCGGCTGGCGGTGGCGCCCGCGATATGGGTGTCGGTGATGACCCGGCGCTGAAGCTCCTTGTGCAGGTCACCACGACCTTCACCTCTGGCGGCGCCGGCACGTTGGCTGTTGCCTTGCAGGGTGCGGTTGATGATGGCACCGGTGCACCGGCTGCCTTCAGCACTTGGTGGTCCTCGCCTGCCTACGCTCTGGCCTCGCTGAACGCCGGCTCTCGCCTACTCGACATGGACTTCCCGCGTCCGCCTGACGGCATTGCAGTTCCGCGCTTCGTGCGCCTATTGTACTCCGTAGCTGGCGCAACCATGACGGCCGGTCAGATCGTCGCAGGCGTTGTCCTCGATCGTCCGGACCAGATGTACCAAGGCACTGACAACTCGATCATCGGTGGATACCCTGCCGGTATCACGGTTGCGAACTAAGGAGGTCAGCGTGAGCAAGCTCAAACGCTGGCTTCTGGGTCTAGGCTTAGTCGGGGCACTTGCCTCCGGCTTTGCTTGGGCCCAAGTCCCAGCCACTCTCAACATCACCGGCAACGAGATTGTTCTCGGGGCGTTGCCGGGAGGTGGTTCACAGATTGCTATGCCTGCCTACATTCTACGGGGAGGTGCCAACCACACCCTCGTCGCGGCAGGCACTACGGTCTCGACCCAAGTTGCTGCTACCGCCTCTAGCGTTCTTGCTACTGGCGCTATCACCACATGGGCCGTCAACCTCCCAACCGCTCCCTATACAGGACAGCGCGTTATCATCAACTGCCCGGGTGGTTCCGTTACCACCCTGACGATCACCGCAACCTTGCCTGCTAGTGTAGCGATTGTCGGAACCAACCCGACCTCTTGCACCTCTGGCGGCACGATAGCTCAAGGATCTGGCTGGGAGTATTCCACCACAGCCAACACTTGGTATCGGTTCCTGTAGGAGAGAATGATGAACCTCAAGCGTCTCGCCCTTCCGCTCCTCGCAGCCTTGGCAATTGGCCTTGGCGGTGTCGTAGCGCAGAACATCACCAAATCGGTTCAGCTGTCGCAGGACGGCTCAGGCCCGATTGGCTTCGACACCACCAATGGTGTCTACTTCCCGGGCCATCTGAACTCCACCAGCACGACGCCGTCCTACGATGGTGCCTCGTGTGGCGTGGCTCAGTCTATTTCTGGCGTCAGCACTTCCCGCTCGATCGCTGGTACCGACACGGCTGGTACTCTCCAGACCGGCGGCACCGCGACCCAGTGTCAGGTGGTCTTCGCCCGAGCCTACCTCTCGACTCCGTGGTGTGTGTTCTCATCCAACACAGGCGCAAGCCCTGTTGGTTGGACCGTCTCCACGGCGGGCTTCAACGTCACCATGGCATCAGCCGCTGGCCTTCGGGTCAGCTACTCCTGCATAAGCGCAAGCTAATGTTCTGGCTCGGCCTAATCAGTTCGACTGCGTTTGTTCCGGGTTACACCGGCGCTACGTTGCCGACTGGTTGGGCCGTGCTTTCCTGTCTCCTCCCCCTGACCCTTTGGAGCAAGGCTGAAGTAGGCCCGCTCCATTGGGTGCTTTTTGCCTTCCTAGGCTACGCGGCAGCTTCGCTCTTGTGGACCACGAACGTCTTGAATGGAATTGAGGCCTTGTGGATGTTGTCGATTGTAGCCTTGGCCTTTCGCCTAGGATCAACGGACCTCTCCCTCCCAGCTCTTTGGAAAGGCCTCGCCTATGGCCTTGGGGTTTCATCGGTCGTCTGCATCTTCCAATGGTTCTATTTCGAGCCAGTCCTTCATCTCAACTGGAACCCGCCGGGCTTGATGTATAACTCAGCCAACCTAGGCGCGATCTGCGGGCTGGTGGTTGTGGCCCTTGCTACAGAGAAGCTTTGGTGGCATATTGCCCTAGTGGCTCCGGCCTTAGTTCTCAGTCACTCACGTGCAGGGTTAGCCATTGCAGCCATTGGTCTCTTAGCTTGCTGGGTCCGTCGGCCTGTAGTGATCGCCTGTGTTGCCTTGGCTGGCTTCGCTGCCATTACCTTCCATCCTTCCTCTTCCGACATCGAACGCTTCAACATCTGGTTCGCCACTTGGGACCTCCTCACGCCTTTCGGCCACGGCGCTGCCTCCTACCTTGGCCTTTGGATCGCCACATCGGCAGGCATTATGATCCCGGAGTATGCACACAATGAATGGCTCCAGTTTGCTTTCGAGTACGGCGCCGCGGCAGCAATTCCAATCGGGGTCATGGGGTTCGTCCTTACCCAAGGGGAACATAAACTATTTCCCTGCGCCATCGCCTTCTTCGCCCTTGCCTGCATTTCCTACCCGCTTCACTCACCCCTCACTGCACTGGTTGGCGCAGTCGCTGCGGGTAGGGTTGTTAGTGATTGGGATAGCCTTTGGCTTCTGCGCGGCATCCGCCGACTTCCTTTCCTATCGTGGGTACCTTCGCCAAGAGCAGATGCTAGTTCGTTTGGCCGCGCATATCTTCCCATTCAACCATCAACTTCGTAACAGGTGAAGCATGAAAAGACTTCTTCTCCTCCTAGCTCTTTTGCTTGCACCAGCGATTGCTTCAGCGCAGGCGGTGGGACCGTCAGGCCCGGCTTGTAACAAGTCCTTCCAAGTCTCGCAGGCAGCGACGGTCCTTACTAAGGTTGTCTCAGGCATTGCCAATCAATCCATTTCCCTTTGTGGTTGGTCCGCCAACTCTGGCGCTGCCGCTTCCACTTGGCAACTCCAATACGGCACCGGCACTAATTGCGGAACTGGTGGCACAGCCATCACCCCAGTCTACTCCTTGGCGATCAACGGTGTGCAGGTCGATCACCAAGGCTCGGCCTTCATCTCCCTTGCAGGCGGCGCTGCTCCAGCGGACCTTTGCCTAGTCACCACTGGCACTGGCCCGTTGCAGATTATGATCTATTACTCACAACAATAGGAGGGCCACATGGCTCGTTGGAAACTTCTTGCCTCTCACTACCTGAACGTCCCCGGTACCGAATGGGAATACAAAGAGATCGACCGCACGACTGGTCGGCCGAAGCTGCGGAAGTTCCCTGTTCCGCTGTTGCTCGATCCGGGTCAGTACGCGGATTGCAACTATCGCGATACTGTCAATGGCGATCCTGAGATCATCGTCTGTCATGAAGGCAAAGGTCTTGACAAGGACATCATCTTCGTTGGCGATCCGACTCCGGATATGCTCCCGCTCGATGACGAGGCCAAGGCTATCTCTGCTACCTTCGCGGGCAAGTGGGGACACCCGATTGAATCGCTTGAGGCCAATGGCCCGAGCTATTCGGAGCAGCTGCTGAACAAGCTTCAGGAAGAAGTCGCAGACGTTCGATCGAAGACCACCAGCAATCAAGTCGAGGGAATGTCTGAACTCCTCACGGCGATGACACAGATGATGAAGCAGAATCAGGAGATGATGTCGGCGATTCTCGGTGGTGGACCCAAGCCGATTGCCACCAAAGCCCTCTCTGCCTCTGGCCGTAAGGTCTAACCCATGCCCTCACAGACGGACTTGGATCAAAGCGGAACCTTTCGGCAGTACGTCCGCCGATGGCTGGGTCCGTCTGTAGGATGGGTGCTGTCGCCAGATGATAACGTCTTGGCAATCTCTGTGGCTGGGACATATGCCCCGGTTAATAACACTACCTTAATCACTGTCTCTGTCAATGGTGTGGTGATTATCAATCTCCCAGATTGCTTCAAGGGTGTGATCCCAGCGAACTCACTTCCCGGGAAGTTCCTTGCCCTTCCTCTGACCATCACTGACATTGGCGGCTTTGCCTCAGCCCAGCCGATCACCATCAACGCTCCAGCCGGTCGTTTCATCATGGGCCTTGCTTCGATCTCAATCGCCAACGCCTATGGCGCATTCACCCTCCTCCCCGACATCGACACCGGCAACTGGAATGAACAAGGAGCCTAAGATGAAGAAGCTACTTCTAGCCTTAGGGCTTCTCCTTGCTCTTGCCTCAGGCGCCTCTGCTCAATGCACCGGGGTGTTCCCAGCAGGCTATGGTTGTGGCAATTCTAGCGTAGCTTCTGCGACCCCAAAGGCAATTCCATTTACCAACTTCGTGCCGCAGATTGCCAATCAGACCATCCTCAGCAATATCTCTGGCGGTACTGCGGCTGCCTCTGGCAACAGCCTCACAGCAATCCTCGACAACATTCTTGGCTCTACTCAGGGCCTTGTCATCTACCGCGGTGCATCCACGTGGACCACGTTAGCGAATGCAGCAGGATCGTTGACCAACAATGGCTCGGGCACGATCTCTTGGTTAGCAGCAGGCTCAGGCACGGTCACCAGCGTCAGCATCACCGCAGGCACAGGCATTACGCAAAGCGGATCGCCTGTTACAACCTCAGGCGCGATCACAGTTAACGTTGACAAGGCTACCGCAGCTAATCTTGAAGCAGGTACTTCCAACAAAGTCCTCACCTCTGACATCATCTACGACAGTGAAGTCACAATCACCTTTGCCTCATCGCAGACATGGAACTTCTCCACCTTCCTTAACGCACGCACGACTCTCACAGCCAACACTACCTCTTTGACCTGCTCCAATATCAAGGCCTCCCAGTCCGGCACAATCTCGCTAGTCCAAGATGGAACTGGCTCGCGCACGATGGTTGCTGGATGGTGTAGCCAGTTTCGTTGGGCAGGCGGTACGCGAGGAGTCCTCACCACCACAGCCTCAGCTATCGACGCGCTGTTCTACACTTGTGTTAGCACCTCCATCTGCTACGTCTCCTTAAGCAAAGCACAGGCGAACTAAATGCGTAAGCCCATTGCACTCAGCTTCTTAAGTCTCTTTGTTGCCCTTGGTGCCTTAGCCAATCCTTCTGCGACGCAACAGCCATTGATGCTTGGTCAAACTATCGGCCCTGCGATTGGTGTGCCTGCAAGCATAGCCACTACTGCTATTTGGAGTACTGCCCAGACTGTACGAACCCTAACGACTACGTCTAATATAGTCTCTGGCGATCTTGTTATAGTCGCGGTGTCCTACTATACAGGTACGGGCGCTTCTGTTTCTACAGTTTCGGATGGGACTAATAGTTATTCTTTAGGTGTGTCGGCGCGCGGTGCTTCAGGTACTCCGGCTGCAGTTGAACTATGGTACAAGTCTAATGCATCTGCTGTGGGTTCTGGAGCCACCATTACGCTGACCTTCACCAGCGGTACAGCCGGTGGTAACTTAGCAGCAGCGCGAGTCACCGGTATTAACACGTCTTCGCCCTTAGATAAAACAGCAACAGACGTAACGACCACAAGTACGCCAACTGTTACAACTGCTGCACTTACGCAGACGAACGAAATAGCTTTTGGCATACAAGGTGGATACAACCAAACTACATATACCGTAGCTTCTGGTTTCACCAACATAATGAGTTCCAATAACACCGGCCAAGTTGTTTTAGGACTGGACTATAAAGTAGTCGCATCTACATCGGCCATAACATACCAACCTACCTCTAGTGGTGGTGGTGGACCTGCCAGCATGGGTGCTGCTGTGGCAACTTTCAAAGGCTTTTAACTAGGAGGTTAAGATGAAACAAGGTCGCGCGTCTAGTTCAATGATGGGTTCGACAAAGCAAGAGCCAATCCCACACAAGGTCAACGTCTCGGCGGTGGCTCAGATCGGGACCAAAGAAGTTAACATCGGCCGGGCGAAGTCCTTGCCGTTGTACGAAGGCCGTGGGCTATCAGCACCTATGGCGGGGACTTCGACCCACAAAGCTGGCTCACAAGGAAAACGATAAGATGGAAATCGACTTTGAACGAATCGCTATGTTGCTCAGCGTTGTTGAGAAGGCCACCAGTGTCTCGCCAAAGCTGACCTCGATCTCAGGCGCGGCGATGGATGAACTTACCGATCTCAACGAAGAGATTCGTGCCGATCGGGAAGCACGGACTCTGGCTGAGAAGAAGAAGAATGATGAGATTGCTGCCAAGCAGCAGGCTGAGGCCGCAAAGCAGCGTGAGGCTGAAGAGGCTGAGACGCTGAAGCAGAACGCCAAGCCTCAGCCGAAGCCGACCATCACTGATCCCGTTCCTCTGGAAACTGTCGAAAGGAAAATCTAATGGCCAAAGACATCCTCAACCAATTCGGCCGGAACTCTTCCCAGCCTCAGGCGCCGAGGGCAACCTCTGGCGGGGTTAAGGCAGCTAAGCCGTTGCCGTACTCTCCGCCTGTGGGTCCGACCTCGCATATGGAACGTAAGGTCGGGCTTGGTGGTACCAACCACGGCCCTTGCGGCACTCAGGGAAAGCACTAAGCCATGACTGTGTACGTCGATGCGGATACCGCTATCATCAACCGAGCCTTGCAGGTGATCGGTACCCGCACGACGGTCACAACGACTGAGATGAATGCGCTAACGTCCAACGAAGCCATCCAAGCAGATTTGATCTACGGCAAGTATCGTAATCAACTGCTTCGGATGGCTCCGTGGGATTGTGCACTTAAGACAGCCAACCTTCTCTACATCACCTCGGCGCCGGGCACGCCAGAGAACACTTCTGCTGCCACGGCCCTTTGGCAACCCGGCCAGCCTGCTCCTCCGTGGGGATATGAGTACTTCTATCCTTCAGATTGCCTGCGCGCCTGCTTCGTGATTCCTGCTTCGCAGACAGGCTTTGCCTCCGGCGTCCCAATCACCACAGCCGTTACTGGCGGCTCGCCAATGACATGGGCTTGGCAGCCGGTGAAGTTCAAGGTGCAGATTGACACCTTCCGGCAGGCTACGGCTTCGGCGCTTGTAGCAATTGGCTCTGGCTATCAGGTTGGTGAGGTCGTCACCCTTGGCGGGATCGGTGCTGTTACTACAAACCTCCCAGCTGGCTTTGTGCAGATTCAGGTCCTTACGATCAATGGCTCCGGCGGCATCCTCACCTACTCCCTCTACGCCACCCCTTGGGTTCTTAAGACCGGATTCTTCTTTGCCGTTCCGACCTATACCTTGACCCAAGCGGAGACAACTGGTGTTGGCACAGGCGCCACCCTTACTGTCTCGGCTGTGGCCCTTGCGACCTTTGCACAACGGGTCATCTTGACCAATCAGGAATTCGCCACCCTCGCCTACTGCCGCGAGATCACCGACCCAAACGCTATGGATGAACTCTTCCAAGAGGCATGGGTGGATGTGCTAGGGGCCGGGCTTCAGTCAGCGCTCCGTGATGACATTGGCTTTGGCAACAACCTTATCGCGCGTGCCAATGCCATGATCGAACGCGCGCGATCCATCGATGCCAATGAAGGCTTCACCCAGAACGATGTAACGCCCGATTGGATCAGGATCAGAGGCAACCTTGGCAGCGGCGGGTATTCGAACCCTTGGGGCAGCTTTGACTGGGGGTCGTTGTGGCCCAGTTTGTAAAGGTAGCCTGAAATGGCTGAGCCGGTTGTCCAAGCCTCATTTAATAGCGGCGAGTGGAGTCCTTCGCTCTACGCGCGGGTGGATATTGAGAAGTATCACTCAGGTGCAGCGCTGTTGCGGAACTTCTATGTTGATTACCGAGGTGGGGCATCAACGCGTGGTGGAACGAAGTACATCATCCGCGGCTATAAAGACTCCACAGCGATCCGCCTAATCCCTTTCCAAGCCAGCTTCCCAATCGGCTATGTGCTGGAGTTTGGCGATCTCTATATCCGTTTCCACAAGAACGGTGCGCCGGTCTTAGAGTCAGCGCTGAACATCACTGGCGCCACCAATGCCAACCCTTGTGTCTTGACCGTTGCTAACACCTACACAACCGGCGACATTGATTGGGTCTATGTCACCGGCATGAATGGTATGACGGAGCTTAATGGCAAGTACTTTATTGTCCACACCTGCACAGCCGGTACCATCACCATCTACGATCTCTTCGGCAATCCTGTTGACTCCTCGGCCTTCGGCATATGGACTTCTGGCGGAACGGTTCAGCGAATCTACACGATCGCTTCGCCTTATGCAGCAGCCGATCTGGCCTTGTTGAAGTTCGTTCAGAACGTCAATTCGCTTATCATCTGCCACCCAACCTATTCAGCCCGCATCCTGACCTACGCATCGGCTGCTAGCTGGACCATTACGGCGATTACCTTTGGTACAACAGTCTCAGCGCCATCAGGTGTAGCTGCTACCACAACCTTGGCCGCAGGCTCGGTTAACTACTCCTACATCGTCACAGCCGTGGATGGCACAGGGCAGGAGAGTCTTGTCTCCTCTCGAGCAACACTCTTGTCAAAGACCGATCTACGAACCGTCGCAGGCTCCAACACAATTTCTTGGTCGCCTGTGGCAGGCGCTGCGAGCTACAACGTCTACAAGGCCGATGTTGTTTACAACGCCCCAGTGCCAACCGGCGTCCCCTATGGCTTCTGTGGCAACGTCGTTGGCACCAGCCTTGTTGATTCAAACATCGCAGGCGATTTCTCCCAACCCCCGCCAACCTCAGCGAACCCCTTCGGTGTCGGCTCACAGGTTGCAGCCACAACCATTACTGCCGCTGGTTCCTACACCACCGCCCCTACAGTCACCTTCAGCGCAGCCCCTGCTGGCGGCACAACGGCTACCGGCGTTCCAGTTCTTGGAGCGGCGACTATCTCCTCAATCGCAGCAGGTGGTGCGAGCTACGCTATCAACGACACCATCACTCTTGCCAACGGGGTGATCCTAACCGTTACTAACGTAGCGATAGGCGCAGTTACCGCCGCCTCAATCACCAACGTTGGCTCTGTCACAACGATCCCAGCGAACCCCAACGCTCAGGTCTCCTCCTCTGGCGCAGGTACAGGTGCGACCTTCAACCTGACTTGGTCAGTGACCTCAATCACGATTGTGAACAAAGGCCTTGGCTATCTTGTGGCCCCGACTGTTACCTTCTCCGCCGGCGCTGCCACAGCGACCTCTACCCTTGGCCCATCCTCAGGCGGCTTCCCGACGGTCCCAGCTTTCTTCCAACAACGGTTGGCCCTTGCAGCGTCGCTTAACCACCCCGAGACGATTTACTTCTCTGAGCCGGGGCAATACTTCAACTTTAACGTCTCGACTCCATCACAGAGCGATGACGCAATTACAGCCGCGCTTGTCAATGGGCAGCTGAACAACATCAAGGCGATGGTTCCGCAGCCGGGTGGTTTGATCGTTCTTACTGACGGCGCCAGCTTCTTGATCAACGGCGGATCGCTTGGTGCGGGTATTACTCCTGCGTCGATCACCTCCAATGCCCAAAGCTTCCTCGGTTGCAATGACATGCCACCGATCGTCGTCAACTATGACATCCTCTATGTCCAGTCGAAGGGTTCATCGGTCCGAGACTCGAGCTACAACTTCTACGCCAACGTATTTACCGGTACTGACATCTCCGTCATCTCCTCCCATCTCTTCTTCGGCTATCAGCTGCTCGAGTGGGCATGGGCCGAAGAACCCTACAAGCTTGTCTGGGCTGTGCGTAATGACGGGGTTATGCTCAGCCTAACCTTCATTAAGGAACAGGAGTTCACCGCTTGGGCACACCACGACACGCTTGGGTACTTCAAGTCAGTAGCGACGATTGTTGAACCGGCTTCGGTCGGCTACAACAACTACGTCTATACTGTTGTTCAGCGCACGATCAATGCGCAGACGGTGAAGTATATCGAATACTTCCCCGAGCGCGCGACCACGCTGTTGGTCAAGGACTATTGGACGGTCGATTGCGGCCTTCAGTATAACGGATCGCCTGCCACGACCTTCTCCGGTGGCGAGTATCTGGTTGGCCAAACCTGCACAGGCCTTGCGGATGGAATCATCATTCCGAACTTCGTGATGCCAGCCACGGGTGTCTTCACCCTAACCACCCCAGCGTCCAAGGTCACTGTTGGCTTGGCGATCCCAACACCGCAGCTTCAGACCCTGCCGATCGACACAGGCCCGCCGACGATCCAATCGAAGACCAAGAAGATTCCGGGGATCATGCTCAAGATTGCAGCAACGCTTGGCCTCAAGGCAGGCGCCACCGCCACTTCTACATTGGTCCCGATCAAGGACCTTGTTCGTGGCCAAGTCTCAGGCATGCTCACTGGCCTTGGATCAGATCAACGGGTCACTGACCTTGTTAATGGCAATGCCTATGTCTTGCTTGACCCGACCTACAACATCCCGGGTCAAATCTACATCGAACAACCCTACCCCTACCCTGCTACAATCCTTGGCGTGTTCCCAGAACTCTCAGTCGGAGACACACCGAAGTGAAGTCGATCGCGCATGTCTCCAAGGCCGAAATTGAACACTTGATTTACTCCGGCGCCTGTGGTCCTATGGAGGATAATGAGAAGCAGATCATTATGCGCTTCACCCGCAGCTGCTCGAATCTGTGGGTGGGGATGGAGGGGGAAGATGTGCTTGGCTTCTGTGGCTTGATCCCGCCGAGCTTGATCTCTGACACAGCCTACCTTTGGCTTCAGACAACTGACAAGCTGCGAGAACATGTCTTCACCTTTGTGCGGAATTCGCAAATGGTAGTTCGGGACATGCTAGAGATTTACCCAACGATAGTTGGTGATTGTCGAATCGAAGACGAGCGGGCGCAGGTTTGGCTTAAGTGGCTGGGGGCAGTCTTTGGGGAACCCACCGCGACCCATATCCCCTTTGAGATAAGGAAGCAAAATGGCAGGGGCTAGTATTGCCTTAGCGGCAGGTGGGTCGATCCTATCGGGGATTGCTGCGAAGCGATCGGCTGATGCAACAGCGTCGGCCTACGGCTACCAATCGCAGGTGGCTGGGATGAACTCCAAACTGGCCTTGCAGAACCGCGATTGGGCTCTTCAAGCCGGAGGCAAGGCCGCAGTTCAGTATGGGATGAAGGCAAGGGCAGATGCAGGGAATATCAAGGTAGCGCAGGCAGCAAGCGGGGTCCGCCTTGATTCGGATTCGTCTGTCAATGTCCGCGAGAGCCAGAAGATGATTACCCGGATGGATACCGATACCATCAACACTGACACGGCCCGGAAGGCCTATGGCTTCGAGGTCGCTAGCGAAACAGCAAAGACACAGGCGGAGATGTACTCTCGGGCCTCGAGTGATGCGAAGAAGGCCGGCAATCTGGCGATGATGGCGTCGCTTGTCTCAGGCGCTGGATCGGTTGCAGGCAAGTGGACAGAGGCGAAGTCGGTTGGGTTGCTTACCTCTGGCAAGAACACCAATCCCTATGCTACTTCCTACAACAATCCTAACATGGCGGAGAGTTGATGCCTCAGGTTCCTTACAGCCCTGTTCCGCAGGTTCAGCAGCAGATCAATCCTGTTGGCGGCGTTCACGTTGACGCACCAGCGGCTGCCTTTGGCGGCGCCAGTGCAGCGGCCTTAGGTCAAATTGGCCACGCGATCTCAGGCGTTGGCGATGAGATGTTCAAGCGGGCGGTTGCGCTCCAGCAACTTGACAACGATACTAAGGCGAAGCAGGCAGACTCAGACTACATGATCTCGGCGGGCGATTTGCATGCGCAGTTTGGTGCGCTGCAAGGACAGGATGCTGTCAAGGCCTATCCGAAGTACTCGGCTGATCTCAAGGCCGAGAGGGAACGGATTCGCGAATCGTTGCCGAATGACATGGTTAAGAAGATGTATGACTCGCAGAGCCTGTCAACAATGGGTCGGAGCATCTTCAATGGGGCTGGGCATGCAGCGGCGGCGCAGAAGAAGTATGTCATCGGCACTGCTCAGGCCCAGATGGAGCTTGATGCCAAGGCAGTCTCTGACTCTCCGGGCGATGAAGCATTGTTCGAACAGAAGCTCCAACGGACGAAGGCGAACGCAGTACAGGTTGCACTTGCTGAAGGAAAGCCGCCCGAGTCACCACAAGGAAAGCTATTGGTTGCAGCTGCTATAAGTAATCAATGGTACAATAAAATCAAAGGCCTTAGTCAGACTTCGCCTTTCGAAGCCAAGGAGATGTTGGATAGACATTCAACTGAGTTGCTTGACCCGGATCGAATAAAGTTGGATGCCATTGTGACCTCGTCTGGGCGGGCTGTAGGCGCGGCGAACATCGCCAATGAAGTCTATAATGCGGGTAAGGGCACCGATGACAAGCCCGGGAAGTCCTTCGAGGACATGGAGGCAGAGGTCCGGAAGAAGGCGAAGGCTGTGGCGCCTAAGGACCCGATCCTAGAACAGCATGCCGTCTCGGCCTTCAAGGGCCACTATAACAATGCCAAGTATGTGGAGCGTCAGCAGGAACTGACCAATATGGAAACAGTCAAGGGCGGGATTCAGACCTTTGGCGGAACGACGGTGCAGCAGCTAAGGGCTGACCCGAAGGTTGCAGCGGCGATTGACGCTCTGCCGAAGTCGAAGACCCTAGACCTCCAAGGGACCATCAACGGATTCAACAACGCCCGGGACCTGCAGACGAAGGAGTCTGCAATGATCAGGCTCAATGGTCTTTCGCACAACGACGTGGAGGCCTTCCTCAATACCGATGTGACTAAGGAGCCTCTCTCTAAGGGCGATATGATCAGCTTAATGAACAAGCAGGCGAAGCTGAAGGCGAATCCATCGACTGATCCAAGGGTGTCGAAGGCTCTTGGTGTTCTTCGTAACGCGCGTGGGGCTGAACTACAGGCGCTTGGTATCTACGCACGCACAACTAGCCCAGATAACAAGGAAGACTACGATCACTACACTGGGGCCCTTCAGTCGGCTATCGAAGTCTGGATGGAGGACCACGGCAACAAGCCGCCTGATGCGAAGACTATCGCTAATGAGATCGGTCCTTCGGTCATTCGCCAACGCACCGAGAAGGGTTGGCTATGGGATAGCAAGGTTCCGTTCTACACTCAGACCGTGCCGGAAGCATTCTCCACTCGTATCAAAGCCGACGTGCAAGCACAGATGGGTTATGAGCCGACGGAGCAAGAGGTCTATAAGGCCTACGTTCGGATGCAGTATCTGAAGTTCTACAAGAAGCAGCCTAAGGCTCCTAAGGATCAAGGCAAGGCCCCATGAGCAATCTAGATTATGATGACGGCGAGTTTAACCCGGTTGACTTCATTGCCAACGAACGTCGAAGGGTTATGGGGACGGCAGTTGGCGGCCTTGAGGCTGATCCGGAGAAGGCTGCGCGAGCGGTTCAGCTATCGCGGGCGACTGGTGTTCCTGCACCAGTGATCTCTGGCGATCAGGAGAACTTTGAGCAACAGCATAAGACGGCGCTGACTTCGTCGCTCCTGACCAACAACGAATACCTCCGCAGCTACATCGCCTCCAACCCTATGGCGGCGAAGGTTTCGAACGACGACTACGCGCAGCTGGATGTTGCCTCAGAGAAAATCTCTGGACTGAAAGAGCTACCATTTGCTCGTCGCTTAGCCTTCTCTATCTCACGCGGGATCGAGGATTCGCTAGGTTCGACAATCGAAGGTATGGGCGGGCCGAAGGGTTTCACCGATCGGTTCAAGACCATCGGCAAGCAGAAGATGCTGGAGGCGGTTGGCGAAGATGAAGCGATGGCCCTTGAGGCCTCGGCCAATACCTTCACTGGCAAGTTTGGGCAAGCGGTTGGTGGTATGGTACCCGCCCTTGCTGCGGCTGTGGCTGGTGGCCTACCGGGTGCAGGCCTTCAACAAGCTTTTTCTATGGCGAACCAGTTTGAGGAACAGGCGGACCTCGCAGGTGCGTCGGAGAACACAAAGGGCACGGCCTATACAGCAGGCTTTACTGTTGGCACTGTGTTCGGCGTGTTGCCTATTCACGTCTTGCAACAGGGTGGCATTGCTGTCAAGGGCATAGGCAGTTGGACAGTCAATCGTGCCATTCAAGCCTTGCAGATGGCTGGACTCATGGGCGTGATTGGCGAAGGCCAAGAGGCTTCGTCTAAGATTGTTCAGCGGATGCTGTATGATCCGACGGCCGAATATACCTTTGATGAAGAACGCTTTGCTATTAGCATGTTGCTAGGCGGCTTCATGGGTGCAGCCTTTGGCAAGGTGAAGCCATATGTGGATTCGGGAAAGGATATTCCTGTTGGTCTTGATCCGATAACGGATGGAATTAAGGCTGAGCAGGCGAAGGCAGATGGGGACAGCCTACAAGAGGCGCTGAAGGAATCAACAGCCTCATCTACACGTGAGCGAAGCCCTGACCTTTATGCCGACTTTGCTCGTCAGCAAGTAGGCAATCGCGAGATCGGCATTTCCCCTGACGCGGTTCGCAAGCTCTATGGCGAGAAGCTACCGGAGGTGGATGATGGCATCCTTGGTTGGGTACCGGACCTTCAGTTCAAGCTAGATGCAGCGGAAGCCTCTGGGCTGGATGTGAAGGTGCCGCTGGCTGATTGGCTGGCGAACGTAGAGCCAGATGTGGCGAAGCAGCTTCATGACTTCATTCGGGTGCGGGATGGAGGGGTGACGATTGAGGAAGGGAAGGTTCTGAAGGCTTCGGCGATGGTCGAGGCGTTTCATGGATCGAGACATGAGTTTGATGCGTTCTCTTTAGAGAAGGTTGGCGCTGGCGAAGGTAATCAGTCATATGGACATGGACTCTACTTTGCTGAGAGTGAGGGTGTAGCGGATAACTACAAGCTCGCTGGTGATCCTGCTGCTCGTGAAGCACGTCGCAAGAACAATCTGGCTAAGCTTCGTGGCGAGCCTGTAACTGAAGAAGCTCCCCAAGGCAATCGTTATCGGGTCAAGATCAATGTAGATAAGGAAGCTTTGTTAGATTGGGACAAAGACCTTATGGATCAGCCTGCTGGAAAGGCGGCGTTAGAAAGGATAGACCCTGCATTTCGAGAGACCCTGGATAGCTATCTCGACGAACATGGCCAAGCTGCCTTGGATGATCTCAACGGCATGCAGCTTCAGCGGTTGTTGGAACGGTTTGCTACTGAGGATATGCTTCCCGGTGTTGAATCAGATGGTAGCAATCCTAGAAAGGATGCTTCGGATTATCTCAAGAGCCTTGGCATCCCCGGGATTAAGTATCTGGATCAGGGGTCGCGGGCGAACGCTGGATATATACGAGATATTCGTGAGTTCGGTGAAAGCAACATTCGAGATACGCAGGTATTAGAAACTAAACTTCGTGAGAAGGAAGAATTGATTGCAGCTAAACCTGATGATGATATGCTTCGTGCCACAGTCAAGGGCATGGATCGTGAGATAACTCAATTACAAAATAAGATCGCTGAGCGTGAACAGCGTATTGGAGAGATGCAAAGGATTCTTGATGAAGAGTCCACCTCCAACTTCGTCATCTTCGACGATTCTCTAATCGAAATAACCCACAAGAACAACGAGGCGGTGCAGGCAGTTCGGCGAAGCGCGGGCCTTGAGCATCCCCTTGCGGACCTCTACGGCGCTGAGGACTTCGTCTATGGCGAGAACATCACCGCGAAGATCAAGCCGAAGGAACTCTACACCGCTCACGAGCTTGAGCTAGAGGCAGCGGTTAAGGAAGAAATGGATCGCATCCTGCCGAAGGGTGGGTTGGAGATTCAATCGGCTCATGAGATCACCATGGATGGCGAAAGCCCCCAAGGTGTTCATATGATGTTTGATAAGCGAATGCCATTGGCATTGTATTCGCTTGTTGCAGAAGACCCTATTGGAATTAAGCGCCATGAGATCATGCATCATCTACGAGGGATGGGGTTCTGGTCGCCGAGTGAATGGAGTACGCTAGCGTATGCTGCGGTTGAGCAGGGATGGATTAAGAAGTACGACATCAATGCTCGGTATCCTAGGCTGAGTTCGGTTGGGAAGATTGAGGAAGCGGTAGCCGAGGCCTTCCGTGAATGGCGTCGGGTCGGAGACAAGGGATTGCCGACTCCTGAGCGGGCTCTCTTCCGCAAGATGGAGATAGTAGTCCGAGCGATCCAGCGGGCGTTTGCTAAGGCCTTTGGGAAAGAGAAGGCACCGACTTGGGAAGAGTTGTTTGATCGTGTGGATGAGGGAGAGATTGGATCGAGGGAAGGGACCAAGCCGATCGTGGAAGGGGCTAAGGCCTCACAAGAAGAGCCAACTCTCACCTCTCAAATAAAGAATATCCATAACGAACGCACTGCCGCTGCTGAAGCTGAAATAGCTAAGCTTGAACAAGAACATGATAAGCTTGTAGATGTTGCTTCTAAAGGAAGTAATGAGGCTGAGGCTAAGGCTAAACAAGCTGGTGTAACTGTCAATAGCAGTTCTGATCTACTCCAGTTCATGTCACCAGAAGCTATTGCTGCGCATAAAAGAATTCGTGAGATAGGCAATGAGATTCGTAAGAAGTCAGCCGAAGCTAATTATGATCGAGTGCTTCAGATTCTGCCAGAAGGCTTTACTGCCGTACGCGATATACAGAAGAATGATTGGGGCGGTGCTGAGTGGGCTAAGGCTGTAGGCACTGAAGATCAACATGTCATCGGTATTCATAATAAGGAAGGCAGCCTTGTTGGTAATCTCAGTGGGTTCCTTCATCACGAGAAGTGGTTTGAGGATTTCCTAAAGAACCCGTCTCAGGAATCTGTGCATGAACGTGCTATGCGGGCAGCTGAGGAGGCAAGCCAGAACGATGGTAATGTTACAGATTTGGCTTTCGAAAAGCAAAGACCAGAACTTCAAGACATTGCCAATAATATAGATCAATCAACAAAGCGTACACCCGGAGAAGCTACAGTACAGTCTATTCATCGAGTTAAGGCTTCTGCCTCGCAAGGCGAACTCGACGTCACCCGTATGGAAGACAAGGCCGTCTTCGATAAGGCCGCGGCGATTGGGATGACGGTCGATCAGTACCGAAGGTATATGAACCTGATCGAATCCCGACGCATTGAGGACATGGAAGCCGATCTCAAGCGTGCTACTAAGGCCGAGGAACGTCGGCAGTCGAAGGAGTGGAAGGAGAACAAGGCTGGGCTAAGGACAGAAGTCGCTGAGCAGATGGCCCAACGCCCTGACATTCAAGCGCTTCGGTTTGTGGAGGACAAGAAGATCAACCTGACTCCTGAGACAGCCAACTCCCTTGCCGAGTACTTCGGCTATCAAACCGGCGCTGAGATGATTGAGCGGGTGAAGGCCTTGCAGGAACAGCGGAAGGCCTCGGGCCTGAACTCCTACGAGTTCACCCGTCGCCTGATTGACGTCGAAACCGATCGCCGGATGGAGCAACGGTATGGGGACCTTGGGGAGAACATTCTCAAAGAAGCCAAGGATCAAGTTCTGTCGGAGACGCAGCTGGACTTGCTTCATGAAGAGACTCTGGCCCTCGCCGAACAGGCTAGGGTGCAGTTGCCGATTCCGCAGAAGGAGCTCCGGGCCCAGATCGTAGAGGGCGTTCAGAAGATGGAGTTGAAGAACCTATCCTCTGATCATCTGCTGGAAGCTGCTGGTCGTGCCGGGCGCGATATGGAAATGGCCCACCTTAAGGGAGATATTCAAGAAGCCTTCCGCCAGAAGCAACGCCAGTTCATCGCTGTTGCGATGGCCAAAGAGGCGATGAAGATTGAAGCCGACGCGGCGAAGCTGGACAAGTTGGCGAAGAAATACGAAGGGCGTGATCTGCCGAAGATCGACCCGGCTACCGCAGCCTACACTCAGCAGTTGCTCCAGCAGGCTGGCTACAAGGTCAAGCTGATGCCGCAGGAGATCGAGCGGGAAATTGCTGCTCATGGCCATGGATCACTTGGAGACTATGTGCAGCATCTTGTGGACTTCGGTTGGGAGCCGGAGTTGAGTGAGAACATCCTTAGCCGCGGTGGGAAGCCACTGGAGCAGGCGAAGGTCTCGGAGTTCTATGAGCTAAAGGACGCAGCGGATAGCCTTGACTTCATCGGCAGGAATCAGATGAAGATCGATCTCGCTGGTGAGAAGATGGATTACAAGGATTGGAAGGAAACCACCCTTGAGAAGATTCGCTCCAGACCAGTCCGCGACATTACCAAGGCCGAGGCCGGAGGCAAGGAAGGAAGTTGGCTCTATCGGCTGGATGCTCCGCTTACGCGCATGGAAGAGATTGTTAAGGACCTTGACCTCCGGGAAGAACTTGGTCCGTTGTACAAGGCCTTGATTGTTCCTTTCGAACTCTCCAAGGCCAAGTCCTACAACATGCTCAATGAACTCTCGAAAGAGATCAAGAGCATCAATGGGTTCAATAAGAAATGGCGCCGGAGTCTGGAAGACAACATCCCCAATGACTTCGTCTATGATACCTATAACGAAACCTTGTTCAAGCTCAACCGCTGGAACATGGTGAAGATGATGTTGAATTGGGGCAACGAGAGTAACGCCCTGAAGATGATTGACGGGATCGCCCGGGCAGGTGGCGAAGTCAAGCCGTCGAAGGAATTCCTCAACTACATCCATGCTCGGCTGGAGGACATGTTCGCCCAACACGCTACGCCTGAGGACTGGAACTTTGTTAAGAAGATTTGGTCAGTCTTCGACGGCTATAAGGGCGAGGTGGAGACGATGAATCGAAACCTTGGGGGCAAGATTCCCAAGTGGATTGAAGGGCGGGAGATACAGACGCCCGATGGGCCGATCACTGGCGGGTACTTCCCCTTGATCCCAGACAAGAGACGCAATCTAGGGCCGATGGCTGAAGGGAAGAAGATAACTGGGACAGGTCCGATGAGCGAGGACTACTTCCGGGCCACGACGAATCAGAAGTATTTAGAACAGCGGACTGGGGCTCGGTATTTTGTCGACATAACGAATGGCCCAGAGCAGTTGATCGGCAGGCTGCAACAGGTCATCCACGACATCTCCTATCGGGACTTCGTCAAGACCGCTGGGCAGGTGATCTACGATAAGGAGATTATGGCCGCGATCACGAAGCACTACGGCCCTGAGTACGCGGCCCAGATGGTGCCTTGGCTGAAGCGGATTGCTAATCAGGTGACGGTGAATGAGGCGGAGTTGCAGGGGTTCAATGACATCTTAGGTGCGGCACGGCTCAACCTTGTGGCTGCGGCGCTCCCACTTAATTATACCGTCATGCTTTCGCCTTCGATGGGCACACTCAATCTGAAGCAGATGGCCTTGTTTAATGCTGATCGGACCGCCAACAAAGCGCTGGTGATGGAGAACTCGAAGGAAATCCAGCACATGCTCTATTCGCTGGATCGGGATGTGAATCAAGCGCTTCGCACCCAGCTCGGCAAGCAAGGCTGGACAGCGTTCCAGCTGAAGTCGATGGAGTGGATGTTCTGGGGTCTGATTAAGGCCGAACAAGAGTTTCGAATGACGACGTTCTATGGCGAGTTCATGAAGCAGAAGGGGCTGGGCAAGAGTGACTTCGATGCCGGGCTTATTAGCGATAGCTTGATCCGTGAGCGACATGGATCGCAACATGTTGGTGATCTCCCAGCGTTGATGGCCAGCAATAATGAATTTGTCAAGATGTCCACTGTGTTCATGGGCTACTTCTCCACTCAGCGGAACTGGATGCGGCAGATACCCGGACAGGTAAGAGCGGGAGATATGAGTGGTGTGGCTAAGACCCTATGGGGTACTATGGGTGTAGCGACAATTATGAATGCTTTGCTTTTCACAAAGACTCACGAGGATGAGAGTATGCTGCCTTGGGAGAAGGGTTTCTTTAAGTGGGCCTCACGAGCGGTCCTCAGCACCCCACTTCAGATGATTCCCTTTGTCCGCGATGCTTGGAACTACGCCACCGAAGGGATGCAACCAACCTCACCAATTGTAGGCTTGATGACTTCAGTTTATGAGACGATTAAGGACGGAGTTAAACTTGCTGAAGGCGGTCAGCCGAAGAACCCAATCAAGCATGGGATGAATACCCTTGGCGCCGTCTTTGGTGTTCCGGGCGCAATGCAGGCAGGGCGAACGGGTGAGTTCCTGAAGGACGTGGTGACTAAGGAACAACGGCCGCGCGGCATCGTTGAATGGATGAGAGGCCTTGCCACAGGCGAAGCAAAGAGGAAGAAGTGATGGCTTGGAGAGTAGCGAATAGCCTTGTTCACCTAAGGGAGCAGGTTAATGCAAAGTGGCCCAATCGATCAAAGGCTTCCGATGGAACCATCGGTAATGCAGAGCATCAGACAAGGGACTCCGACCACAACCCTTGGGTACGTGATGGAAAGCAAGGCGTTGTTACAGCCCTCGACATCACCAACGATCCTGCCAACGGCGTGGTATCCGAAGACATTGCCGAGGCCATAAGGCTCAGCCGAGACCCTCGGGTCAAGTACATCATCTCAAACAAAAAGATCGCCGCGAGCTACAACGTCCACGGCGAGAAGGCTTGGGAATGGCGACCCTACCACGGCGCCAACCCTCATGATCACCATTGCCATATCTCGGTAGTGAGTGAGAAGCTGAAGTACGACTCTGTTGTTGATTGGAAGTTCCAGAAAGGGGACAAGTGATGAACAGTACGTTTCAATATGTTGTTAATCGCCTTCAGGAGAAGTCCACTTGGGTGTCGATCGGCACGCTACTCACTGGCCTTGGAGTCATGATCAAGCCTGATCAGTGGCAGGCGATCATGGGCATCGGCATGGGCGTTGGTGGATTGTTGGGGACGCTGCTTCCGGCAAAGGTTCTTGAGGAGAATGTGAAGCCGTCATCCGATCCTACCCCACTATCGACCTCAACCACGGAGAAGAACCAATGAAGAAGCTTTGGTTAGTGCCGATCCTTGCTCTCAGCCTTGGTGGCTGTGTTACCGTTGAGCAAGTAGTGAGGACTGTTTCGGTTGCTACGGTTGGGGTGAAGAACCCGGTCACGAAGAAGGCCCTGTACAACTTCGAGAATGGAATGATCATTGCCTTTGCTGGGCTGAATGCCTACAAGCGGACCTGTCAGAAGGGCTTGATCGATCAATCCTGCCGACAGGTCGTTGCCGAGCTTCAGGTCTATACTCGGCAGATTCCTGATGATTTAGCGAAGGTCCGGGTCTTCGTGAAGCAGAACGATCAGGTGAATGCGGTTGTTGCCTTCGACCTGTTACAAACCCTCTTTGCCAACTTCAAGGCAGCTGCTGCTGCCAGAAATGTAAAGGTGTCGTGATGGATGTGATTTCAATTATAGAGTTGATTACCAAGGCGACAACGATTGCTGAAGCGCTGATCGAGGCCGGGCAGACTGCCGCGCCTGCCTTCAAGGCTATTGCCGATCTGGCTACCGGCGCACAGACGGAAGAGATCACTGACGAGCAGCTTCAGACGACCGAAGATGTTCTCGATGGTCTGATCTCTCAGTTCAATCTGGATATGGAATAGAAATGCAAATAGCCAACGATACAGCAATGTTGATTCTGGCAATTACCGGAGCGTTGTTCACGTGGACATTGTCGGTTATATCGTTGGTCATTTGGCTCACAACGAAGTTCAGGGCCCTAGAGATCATGATGTATAGCGAAATGAACAAGCGCGATCAACGCGCGGCGATGCTTCATGATCGGCTTATGATTCTGGAGCTAAAGGTCCTTGGGGTGACGCAGACGGAGAACCGGCCGTAACGGCTTGGTAGAAGCGCATCCCGAAGCGGTCTTGGCCTAGGCATTTGATCTGACCGCCGCGTTCCATAATCTCCAGCATTCGCATAACGGAGTGGGCAGGCGCGTGCTTGCGGGCTTCGTTGACCAAGGTCGTCTCCGACATTGACTTTGTCCCAAAGGCTCCCTTCTGGGTCATGAAGTTGTGGATTTCATCCATGGCCTTGGCGTCCGCGCCGATGATACCGGCTTGGAAGATTTCTGGCATGAGTTCTTCGGCTTCAAGCATCCAGCCCATGCCGGTGTTGAAGTCGTCCTTGGTGAGGATCAAGCTGTTGGATTTGCTGGCGGCTGCGACCATGGAAAGCTTATACAGATGGACTCGTCGGCGCGTATTGTAATGCAGAAGCTTGGGGTGAGATGGACTTGGCGGCTCTCCAAGCGCGCGCCAGTTGTTGACTGCTGTTCGGTATTCTTCAGTAACCGAGTAACCACCTCCAAGAGAGTTGATAATTCTGAGATCGTGTAGGAGGTCTTGATTGGTAGGTCGGTTAATGATCGCAAAGTCATCTCCAACAATCCTTTCATCTGAAAACACCATCATGATTCGTGAGCAGAAGCCTTGATCCCAAGCGCCCTCGGGGATGAACTTCAAGAGGTTCGAAGGGGTCGACCCAGCGATCATATTCACCTGCGGGGACTTGATACTGATCTTGAGATCGTTGCCTCGACGCCGTTGGCCGTAGGGATCGGGGTCGTAGAAGGCCGAGAGGACCCCGACCATTTCATCATCGTACTTGTGCATAAAGGCGCCGAGTTCATCAGCGGAGATTTGGATAGAGTTGTATTCAACTGCTGGGTCGGGGAGGCTGATGAAGGTACGTTTGGACTGGAGTAACGCGTCCACAAGACTCGCAGCTGACATGGAAGTGGGTGCTAGGTGCGGCTCCGGAAGTTCCAGCGAGTAGGAACGCCCAGCGCGGATCGCTCTTGTCTTGCCAACGCCCGGATGACCCACAATGAACACATATGTATTCGGATACAACCTGCTTGAGGTCATCAACCATACCTTCTGCTCCAATGCTGCCGAGATGGTGCCGATGGCGACCCATCGTAGGAAGATTTTGGGCGAGTCGATGTGGGAGTTGTGGTCGATGAATGTCTCGACCCAACTCTCGCACTTGCGTTTGATTGGTGGTTTAGCCACAGGTCACCTC